CAGACAGAAGGATAGCACAGGCTCTTTCTTATGAGCAGATTGATATTGGTAATAATGAAAATATAAACAAAACAATAATAAGAGAACCAGAGTTGTATATTTTTGCTAACTGTACTCGTCTTATTTGGGAATTACAGCATTATAGATGGGATAATTGGAAGGGTAAAACTGCTGATAATAAGGGTTTAAAGCAAAAACCTTTAGACAAAGACGACCACGAAATAGAGTGTCTTGGTAGGCTTTTATTTCAAGAGCCAACATTTGTAAATTACAAGACTTCTTATGGTTATGAGCAGAATAATACTACATTTGACAACAATGGTAATATAATTTATACTGGTAATACAACCCCCTCTGGAATTATAATTGACCCATATTAATATGAATAATGCTTATTCGTTACAAACAATGACAAAAGAACAGGTAAGAATAAAAAAGAAAGAATTGCACGATTATCTTTTTGATAGTTCTAAAGTGCCAAAGCAAACAGAAGTTTATACTATTTGTGTTATTTGTGGTTCTGAAAGTTGTTTACACGACAGCAAAACTTGCAGTCCTATTTGTGCTAATATTTTATCTGAAAGATTAAGGAAAGAAAGATTACAAAATAAAGGAACAAAAAAGAAAAATAAAACAATTAATTTAATAAAGGCTAACTATAATAATTAATAAATTTTCTATTGACAAAAAAATAGAAGAAAACTTAAACTTAGGTTGGTTGTTAAACCAAATTACACTAAAAGGAAACCACTCTTGTATCTTATAATAAAAATAAAGTGGAAAATGACCTAAGCAAACACGATAAAAAAGTAGAAGATGGGGAATATAAAAGTCTTATTGAGCAAATTGATTCTGAATATCATATTGCTTATGACTTTATTACTCCTAAATGGAGCGAGTGGATTACACGTCTTAAAATTTATAACAACCAAAAAAGGAAAAAGGAAGCTATTGGAGACCCATTGATGTTTACAATTCATCAAACAATCCTTGCTTCTTTGTATGATGATAGATTATCTGTTAAATTTTCTGGTAGAAATGGTGGAGATGAAGAGGTTGCTGAAAATCTTAATAATCTTTCTACTTTTGATTATGATGAAATGGAGAAAGATATTCTTGATTATAATTGGGATTGGGACACTTCATTTTTTGGTAGAGGTCTTGTTTTATTTAATGAGTTTAATAGAAAATTAAAAGTTCCTATTCCAGAAATTATAGACCCAATGACTTTTTTAAGAGACCCTCGTGCTGTTTCTTCACAAGGAGATATAAAAGGGAGAGGTGGTTTGAGATTTTGTGGTAGGGAGATTAGGGTAACAAAAAGAGATTTAGAGAATGGAGGTTATTTTGATTATGAGGATTTAAAAGATACAAATAAAAATACAACATTTGATACAAATAGAAATGCTAGAGTTTCTGCACAAGGACTTGGAGAATTAAATTCTAAAAAAGTTTTAATTGGAGAGAATAAAGATTATTCTATTTTTGAATGGATTACTTGGGATAATGGAAAACTTGTATTAGTTGCTTTAGATAGTCAAAGAAAAAAAATAATAAAATATGTGCCTTTGGATTATACAAAAATTCCTATTATTGATAGGTCTTTATTTCCAATGGCTCATTCTTGGGATGGAACTTCTATTCCAGATTTAACAGAAGATAAACAGAGAGCTAGGGCTGTTGTTCAGAACGTTGCATTAGAAGGTGTTAAGGCAGGTCAATATCCTATGCACTTATATGATTCAACTAAGATTAAAAACAAAGCACAGCTTGAAAGATATGAATTAAATAAATGGATTCCTGTTGATGGAACTCCTAGTAATACAATAGAACAAGTTCAAAGACAGCAAGTTAAAAATGAGGTTAATTGGATTATGGATGTATTAGATGCTTCTGCACAAAGAGCTACAGCAACTCCTGCTACACAGCAAGGTATGATAACAAGTGGTAGAACAAGTGCTACAGAAACATCAATCGCAGCACAGAAAGTTGATACTCGTTATTCTTTATCTGCTAAAATCTTTGGATGGAGTGAAAAGAAATTTTGGAGACATTGGTATAGTCTTTATAAAAAACATTTTAAAGCTGATATAGATGAAAAAATTGTAAGAATAAATGGGATGTCTGGGGAATCTTGGAGACCTTTTACTAGAGAAAATATAATTGCTACTGTTGACCCAGATGTTAAAGTTGAAAGTAAATCTGTATCAGAGGCAAAGAGATTAGAAAAATTAAATTCTTTTGGGCAAGTTCTTATGGTTCTTAAAGACAGTGAAACAACAAATAAAAGATATGGAGAAAGACATTTTGCCTTCTTATCTGGATTAACAGAAGAAGAAATAAACGCTTTAATTCCACCAACAATAGATGAAATGGAGGCTGTGAAAGAGAATCAAAAATTAAATAATAATGAGATTGTGAAGATTAATATAAATCAAAATCATCAAGAACATTTAATGAAACACTCTTCTGCTATTAGTAATGCTGCTACAGATACTCATATATTGGCTCATAAAACAGCTATGATGATGCAAAGAGATAATCCAGAATTACGACCACAAAAGGAAATAATGCAAGAACAAATGCAAATGCAAAGTCCAAATAAAAATGGTTCAGATGCAAAATTAAATTTTGATACCCCAAATACTTTACAAAAAGTACAATAAATAATATACTTTTATTAGAGGTATAACACCTTATTAAAAATTAAATACTCTAAAATGATAAATGTCTTAGAAGAAAATGAAGCAGCTTACAATGATTTACAAAATCTAATGAAGCATAAAGGTTGGCTTTTTCTTGTTACAATTATTGAACAAAAAGAAATTATACCTTTATTTGAAAAACTTAGTACATATTCTTATAGGACAATAGAAGAAAGAAATAGAGATGTAGACAGATTGTCTTTTATGAAACAGTTATTAAATGCACCAAATATATATAGTGAATCTTTAAAATTAAAGGAAGAGGCTAAGAAAATTGAATTAGACCCTTATGAAGAAAAAAAAGAATAGTTTAATTTATTTATTAGAGGAGTAAAATTTTGTGGTTTCCTCTCCTCTAATAGCTTGATTAAACTAAATCTCCTTGCCAACTTAGGTAAAGTTGAGTTCCACTTTCTATGGTGTCGGCTACCATATTAAGATGAGTACAGGTTTATATAATAAATCTAAAATTATGTCAGAAGAAAATATAAATGAAGAAAATTCTAATGAAGAAAATTCAGAAGAAAATTCTCAAAATAATGATAATTCATTTGAAGAAAATTCTAATGAAGAATCAAATAACTCTGAAGAAAAATCTGAAGAAAATTCAGAAAATAAATCAGAAGAAAAGTCGGATGAACAAGAGCCACCTGTTCGTAAGACTAAACTGGATTATATTATGGAAAGAAAAGCTGCTAAAGCTTCTAAAAGTAATATAGAGATACATCCAGACGATGAAGAAGTAGTAAGTAGGATTATATCAGAAAAGTTTGGCGATAAATTCGCACAACTAGAAGAACAAACTTTAACTACAGAAATCAAAGAATTTGTTTCTAGCAATGAAATTTTTAAAGGCAAAGAAAATATAATTAAAAAATATGCAGCTCACGAAGCATATAAAAACCTACCGATAGAACAAGTTGCTTATGCAGCACTTGGCAAAGAACTATTGAAGATAGGAGCTGAAAAAGCCAATATGGCAGACAAAGAAGCCATAAACTCATCTACAGGTGGAGGGTCAAGTAGAGGTAGCGATACAGGAAAAAAAGATTATATGAGTATGACCGATGAAGAAATGGAAATTGAAATAATGAAAGCTAAAGGACAAATTTAAGTGGCATTTATCACTTAAAAATATAATAGAATGAGTAATACAACAACAGCAAATATACCTGCAGAAGTTAATAATTTTTATAACAAAACATTATTACTTCGTGCAACTCCTCGTTTAGTACACAATCGTTGGGCTCAAATAAAAGATATTCCAACAAACGCAGGAACTAGGGTAATTAAATTCAGACGTTATTCCAACTTAACAGCAGCTACAACTGCTTTAACAGAAGGTATAACTCCAACTGGTAGTCAATTATCAGCAAGCACAATTACAGCAACTGTTTCCCAATATGGAGATTTTGTTACTGTAACTGACGTTTTATCTTACACAAGTCAAGATGCAGTTTTAACAGAAGCAGCAGAACTTTTAGGAGACCAAGCAGGAGATACTTTAGACTTATTAGCTCGTGCAGTTTTAAATGCAGGAACTTCTGTAACTCGTGTTAATGCACGTTCATCTCGTGGAGCTGTAACTTCATCAGATTTAATTGATGCAGCTACTATCAAAAAGATAGTTCGTAGTTTAAAAAATAACAAAGCTCGTAGATTAACTAAAATGGTTAATGCTTCCACAGGGATATCTACAGAGCCTTTAAACGCTTCTTATATAGCAATCACTCATCCAAATATTACTTACACTTTAAAAGGTGTTACAGGGTTTGTACCTGTAGAAAAGTATGCAAATACTTCTGGTATTATGGATGGCGAAATTGGTAAATTAGATGAAGTTCGTTTCGTTGAAACAACTAACGCTAAAGTGTTTACAGGAGAAGGAGATTCTGGAATTGATGTTTATTCAACATTAATTTTCGGTTCTGATGCTTATGGTAACTCTCGTATTTCTGGTAAAGCAATGCAAAACATTGTTAAACCATTAGGTTCTGGAGGTACAGCAGACCCATTAGACCAAAGAGCAACTTCTGGTTGGAAAGCAGAGTTTGTAACTTTAATTCTAAATAATGATTACATATTTAGATTAGAAAGTGCAGCAGCAGCTTAGTAATAAGAGGGGGGTTTATCCCCCCTTAATTTAACAAATTAACCACTTAAAATGAGTAAAAAAAATATATCAGACAAAGACAATATGATTAACAGTTTCATAAAAAAAGATGAAGGTAGAAAAATTAAACCTGCTACATCAACTCCAACAAAAGAAAAAGTTGAGTTTGTAAAAGCAGAAACTAAATTTTCTCAATCAGCAGTAGATGTAATGACTGAACCTACATCACAAAATATTCAACATCAACTAACAGAAGATGCTAAGAAACAAAAAGAATATTTTGAGAAACAACCTAAAGTAATAATGAACTTACCATTGAAAGATGGAGAAGTAAGAGGTTCTTATGAAAGTGTTTGTGTTAATGGATATAGACTTCAAATTCCAAAAGGTGTAAGTGTTAAACTTCCATCTGGTGTAGCAGAAATCTTAGCTGATTTTTACAACATCCAACTTGGGAATGGTGCAATCCCAGAAGAAATAGCTTCTTCTGTTAATAGAGATTCAAACTCTATGGAGGCATTATCCTAATTTAATTCCTTAAAATATAAAAATTATGAGTAAAACTTTACAAACTTCCCCATCAGCATTATCAGATGATGCTTTAAGAGATGTAATAGAAGAATTACAAGGCGGTGTAGCAGACCAAATTTTAACAACAGGTGGATTAACAATAGGTAGTTCAGCTGCTACAGCAGTTAAAATTGCAACTACTGTTTATGCTATGGTTGATGGAGTATTAACTTCAAAAACTACAGCAGAAATTGCAATTGCAGGTACTGTATCAAATGCAGCATTTAATGTATTTGTATTAACAATTGATTCAGCAGGTGCTGTTACAGCATCTATGGGTACAGAAGGTACTGCATTGGCAGACGTTGTATTCCCAACAGTTCCAGATAATGAAGCTGTGATAGGCTTTGTTATTGTTAATCCTACAGGTACAGGAGATTTTGTAGGAGGTACAACTGATTTAGATGATGGTACAGTAGTTCCTAATGCTGTATATATAGATACAGTTGGAGCATTCAATCCTAATCTAGTAGCTCTTTAATTGAAATCTTAAAAGGAAACCACTTTTATTTCCTTTTAAAAAATTATGACATATTCGGATTTTACAAGTTATGTTCGTTGGCTAACAAGAACGAATAGTGCAACTTTTACAGATACTAATCTTGTTGTCGTTGCTAACTCTATAATAGAGGAGTTTGCACAAGAAATTACTAAAGTAAATGAAGATTATTTTGGAATGGTTTTTTATAGGGATTTAGTTGCAGGTCAAAGAGATTATACTTTTCCATCAGAGCTTTGTGATAATATGAAAAGGTTAGAAATATGTATAGCAGGAGATACTAATAGTGATGGAAATTTAAAATATAAAGTTGCAGAAGAATTTGATTTAAACCTTTATCAGCATTCTACAGATGAAGCTACAATTACTTCTCAATTTAATGGTAAAAGCCCTGCCTTTGAAATTTATGGTGGGTCTATTTGGATATATTCTGGGGAAACAATGATAGATGTTTCTAGTGGGTTAAAGCTATGGGCTATTATGTACCCACAGAAGATAGAAACAACTGATTTGTCCACAGATATGCAAATAGACGTTCCAAAAGTTTCAACTGCTTTTGGGTTAAAAAGACAATTCCACAAATTACTAGCAATTAAAGTTGCTATAGAATGGAAACAAAGTAGAGAAAAACCAATTCCTCTTAGAGGAGATGAATTACTTTTTGAGAGTAATTTTAAGAAAGCATTAGATTCTGCCAGAGGTATGAATTTAGATAGGGCTTTCACAGCTACAGTACCATATAACAATGGTACTCAATATTAATTAATTTTTTATTATGAAAAAATCTAAAGTAGGATTAACAGATAATGTTACATACAAAGTTTTTGATAAGAATGGTAATATAAAACCCATATTTAGAGAAAACTTTATAGCAAGAATTTTTAGAAAAATAGGAATAGTAGTTCCTAAAGTTTCTTTCTTATTTGGTTTATGGGTAAAAGAAATGACAATATCAAATCTTGTTACAAACGCAGGTGCAGCAGGAATAGCCTCTCGTATTAATGGAGCTGATTCAGAAGCTGCTTTTACTTATATTGCTATAGGTATTGGTACTACAGCAGCAAATGCTACAGATACAACGTTAGAATCAGAAATAACAACTAATGGAGGTCAAAGGGCAACTGCAACTTTATCAAGAGTAACTACAGATGTTACAAACGATACAGCTCAATTACTTCATATATTTACATTTACTGGAAGTTTTGCGATTACAGAGAGTGGAGTTTTAAATGCTTCAAGTGCAGGTGTATTAGCTGCTAGAAATGTATTTTCTGCAATTAATGTTACAAGTGGAGATAGTGTTCAAATTACTTGGCAATTAGATGTTGATTAACCTTATTAAAATATGTTTACTTTAAATGGATATTACCCTTATGAAGACAACGAATTAGATGTTCTTGCAAAACATCAGATAAAACAAGTTTTATTTGGAATATATCAAACAGCAACATTACCTACTGTATTAACAGGAACTACAACAGGCAGTAGTACTGACACTTTAATTGATAGTGCAGCTACTTTTGTAACAGATTCTGTTTCAATAGGGGATGTTGTTTATAATTCTACAGATGGTTCAGTTGCTATAGTTAAATCTGTAGATAGCGAAACTCAATTAACTACAACTTTATTAGTAGCAGGTAGTGGAAATAATTATGATACAAGTGATTCTTATTCTATAAGAGGTGTTGCTAATCAAGTAATCCTTTTAACTGCCGACGATGGAACTGATTTAAAAGGACATTATAAAAGAAATGCAGGTAATACTGCGTGGGAAAGAACTGATGATACAATAAAAGCAGAAGATGTTTCTGTATCTGATTCAGATAATTATTTTGTTGGAAATAATGTTGAATCTATTTTATCAGAAATTGGAGAGACTAGAGGTATAAATGGATATGATTTACAAACCACAGCAAGTCTTCCAGAATTATCTTGGGATGATGCAACTAGGACATTTTCTGTTAGTGTAAAAAGTGGAAGTTCAAACTTCTATTTTTGGACTAATAGTAAAAAATTTATAAAAACAACTACTCAAACAGTAGTAATTCCAGATGTAACTGGAACTTACTATGTTTATTTTGATAATAGTGGTGTTCTACAATATGTAATACAAAGTGGAGTTCCAGATGAGGCTTTTTATGAATATGCAATAACAGGTTTAGTTTATTGGAATAAAACAGCAGGTAAAGGAATGGCAGGTAATGAATGTCATGGGGGAGCAGAAAAAGGAGGAATGAGTGGAGCAACCCATAAATATAATCACGATACTTATGGTGCAAGATATGCTAGTGGAATGGATATAACAGGACTTACAGATGGTGGAACTACATTTACAAATATATCAAGCGGTGTATTTTGGGAT